TTATATATCGTAGCTGTAATGGCTATTGCTTATGTAGGTGGCAACCTAATGACTGATGCAATCCATATACCATAAGGAAGAAAAGATGGCTATAGGTGAGGCAGGATAGGGAGGGGGGTGTGTTGTTTCAGGAGAGGTTAGAGGAAAGGGGGTGTTAATACCCCCGTATAAATTTTTAGCAAGATTTTGAAAGTAGTCAGAATATTATAGTGTTGTAAGGTTAACCCAGAATGGTAAAGGTGGGTATTGGTGATGATTAAGAAGATTGGTTTTTGTGCAAGTACTGATAAAAGGGATTTATTCCCAACTCTGAGTGAGCGGGTAGATAAGATAAACGAATTGATTGCTGTCATTAATAGAGTAGAAAAGGATAATTTACTAAGAGATAAAACAACGGCAATTTTTTATAGTTTGATGGAAGATAAAAATATTATAGAAGGAAATGGTAAAGTAGAAGATATAGGACTTATGGAATTACCAGTTGATACTAACAAAAAGGCAATTAGAAAATTGGAAATTGCTAAATCAAAAGCAGACTTTATTAAAGCAAAAAGTAATGGATACATAAATGGAGAACCAGTAAGAGTAGAATATAAAAATGAAAAAGGAAAACATAAGAATTTAGTAATTATTGATGAAGAAGAAATAGATAGTGAAGAAGGGGAAACTATAACTATACACGGGCAACCAACTTGTTTTGAGATTATTGCCAATTGGTATAAGAATTTAAAAAAGAAACTAAATTATGAAAATGAAAAAGGAAAAGTGCCCAGTGTGCAAGGGTAAAGGGGTTATTAAGGATTCCTTCCATTCTGTTGGCAAGGTATGTAAGGTTTGTGAAGGTACTGGCAAAACTAAAGATAAATCTTTGCTGCAAAGATTTACTGAATATACGGTGCTAATCTAATTGGAGGGTAAAGCAAATGGCAACTTGTGATAATATTGATTTTCCTATTTCAACTGCTATGAATGAGCTTGTGGTAAAGGTTAGAGTTACTGGTATTAAAGTCTTCCGTGTTCGTTTCTGGATAGGCAAGAATCTTTTCCTTTTAGCTGCTTGGATTATGGGTTGTGGGATAGAGGTAGAATTTAATGGGGATTAGTAAAGAAGAGGTAGAGCGTAATAAGGCACATGCCAAGATGATAGAGGAGTATCAAATGATATGCTTGCATGATACTTTTTTAACTGGCCCTCATTATATAGCTAAACTTGATATGCTATTTGTATCCTGCTCCAAATGTGGTAAACAGTTTGAACTCGAGTATAAGAAGGAAAAGTAATGAAATCAATGGATAAAAAAGCATTACTGGAAAAAGCTCAAGCTTTGAAGACCTTACAATTAGAAAAGGAATCAAGGTTAAAAGCCCAGAGTGATTTTAGCCATTACTGTAATAGAATATGGCCGGGCTATATAATGGGGAAGAGTCACGCATTTGTAGCTAAGATATTAGAAAAAGCTGTAAGGAGGGAAAATGGATTTACACGACTCGTCATCCACCAACCCCCGCAACATGGGAAATCGCTTCAAATCTCAACACTCTTCCCTTCGTGGTATCTCGGACTATTCCCCGAAGACCCCGCGATTATTACCGCTTACGCTGATGGCCACGCAAGTAGCTTCTCAAGGAACATTAGAAATATTATTGACAGTCCCGATTACCAAAATATCTTCCCAGGAATGCATCTTAGTTCCGATAGCAGGGCAGCTAATCGTTGGGAATTAGATGGGCATAGAGGAAGTATGTGTGCGGCTGGTCTGAGTGGGCAGATAACAGGTAAAGGTGCAAAGCTTATTATTATTGATGATCCTGTAAAGAATAGGGAAGATGTTGAGAGTAAATTGAAGCGGGAGAAAATGAAAGAAGCTTACCTATCTACATTATATACACGTTTGCATGATGATGGTATAGTAATTTGTGTGATGACGCGTTGGCACATGGATGATCTTGCCGGTTATCTCATACGAGAACACGATTTCTCTTATATATGCCTACCTGCGCTTGCTGAAGAAAATGATCCTTTAAATAGAGAAGTTGGTGAACCACTTTGGCCTGAAAGATTTCCCCTTAGAAAGATATTTGATTTTAAAGAACAATTAGGAAGTTACAATTTTAATGCTCTGTATCAGGGAAGACCACAAGCAGAAGAAGGTGAATGTTTTAAGAGAGACTTTTTTAAAATCGTAAGTGATAGACCGAGAGGATTAAATTGGGTTAGATTTTGGGACTTGGCAACATCCGAACAACAAAGGAGTGATTATACAGCTACAGGAGCGGGTGCTGTTGATGAGGAAGGAAATGTATATATAGACGGTGTTTTCAGAAAGCGTATGGAATGGCCCAAAGTGAGAAATAAGATTAAGCAGTATGCGAAAATGGAACCGGGAGTACTTGTAGGGATAGAAGCTCAAGGCCCACAGAAAGGCATGGTGCAGGAATGTTGGGCTGATCCCGATTTGCTTAATGTTGGGATTCTCGGGATACCTGCCCCACTAAGCAAGAGGATACGTGCCTCTTCTGCTATGGCACGAGGGGAAGCGGGTAAGCTATATCTTGTGAGTGGTAGTTGGAATAAAGATTTTGTTGATGAGTGTGTGAATTTTGATACTGGAGACCATGATGATCAGGTTGACGTATTATCTGGTATCTTCCACATGCTTGGGATGTCTCATGGGGGGGCTGTATCCCTGGATGAATTATTAGAAGAAGAAAATAATGAATTAAGAGAGGACTTTGATTACTCCACCTATCTTGATGATTTGGATTTTGAAGGAGAAGAATTAGAGTTTGATGATATGATTACACCAATGGTAATTTGAAAGGGGTATGTGTAATGATTCAATTATTTTTAGCTTGTTGGATTATTCTATTTTGGGCTTTTACAGGATTTAGTATTTACTTCGTGATGGTAGGAAGAGAGGTTCCCGGCGGAATGTCTTTTGTGGGGAAGCTAATTAAGTGGCACGGGCAAGGAAGTATTATTTGTATCGTTGCTTCTGCTGTATTTGGATTAGCTCTTACATTTGCGATGCAGATAAATAAATATCTAAATGGAATTGGATAATATATGTTTCTTGATACAATAATTGAAAAGACGGCGAGCAATCATGGATTCACTGTACCCTCTATTACTAAGTATGGAGATTATGGTGATTCTGAGCTTTCTAATATAAGAGAATTTCAGAAATCTAAGACATGGCGTGTAGCCCATAATCTTCTGCAATCATTTGAACATGCACCACAGCAAGGGGATTATTTATCGTTTGCACAAGTTTATGCTGCGATAGTCTGGGTGTATGTAGCAGGTTGGGTATTATCTACTTCTCTTGCTGATGTTGACCTTGAAATATTTAAAGGGCCTAAATCAAAAGGGCAGCTCGTTGAAAATCCCGATGATCCCGTAGTAAGTCTATTTGAAAGTCCTAATGAGCATGAAGATTTGTCAGAGATGATAGAGAATCTTGTTTTGTCATTAGAACTTTCTGGTATGGGGTATTGGGAGAAGTCAAAAATTATTGGCAATCTACCTACTAAATTATACAGTCTCGAATCCTATTTTATGCATATAAATCCCCATCCTACTAAGAAGATCGCTGGATTTACATTTGATCCTGGGCAGGGTGATAACAAGGTAGAATATACTGCTGAAGAAATAGCTTATTTTAAATATGCTAATCCTACAAGTATTTATTATGGTATGGGATCCATTCAACCTTTACAAACATCTATAGTCACTGAACTATTTAGGGAATCTTATAATAAAACATATTTTGAAAATGAAGCACGTCCTGATGTGGTGCTTACACATTCCCCGGACATGAGTAAAGGTATTTTTCCCCTACAGCGAGATAGTAAAAAGAAAGTAGCTCAGGTATGGCAGCAGACATTTGGAGGAGCAAGAAACCAGCGTCTTCCGGTATTACTTGAATCTGGTATGGATATTAAGATTTTATCGGAAGCTCGGAGGGATATGGATTTTAGGGAGATGGAAAAGAGTTTACGGGATCGCATTCTTTCCTCCTTTGGTGTGCCTCCTGCTATGGCTGGTGTTTATGATATGACTAATGCTTCCCAAAGCATTAGTGAGCAGATAAGAATATTTTGGAAGGTTAATATACCTCCTAAGTGTAGACGGATAGCAGGAACAATCAATAGAAGCATTATTAGACCGTATGATAAAAATTACTGGTGCAAATTTAATTTATCGGATATTACAGCATTAGAAGAGACAGTGAAGGAACGTGAAGAAAGATTATCACGTATGCTTGAGCGGGGGGGAATAACTATTGGTCAGTATGGAGCATTTATGGGAATGAAGATGGATGAAAATGATCCATTAAAAGATAAACGTGTAATTACAGCTAATCTTATTCCTTTTGATGAATCATTCTTTGCTTCTCCTATGGAAGAAACAGAGAAACCGGAGGGGCCGCCTCAGACAGGGCCACCCGTATTTCCTAATGAAGATGTAAGTAGAGAAGAAAGAGGGAATCATAAGTAATGGCAACATTTTCTATAAATGCTTTTCGTAGGCGTCTTAGCAATCGAAAGCGAAATCTTGAAAACGGTTTGTATTTTGCCACTAACAGGATATTAAAGAAAGTGTTTATTGACTTTGCTAAATCTGTCCGAAGTGGTAATAATAAACTTCCTACTGAAAAGCAGATAGAAAAATTATTAAAGGGGGGTTTGGTTGGTAAGATTAGAAATATAGTAAGAATGGGAATTTATTATGGATTAAAAGATGTAGAGGAATTATATGGTAGAGAACTTCCTATATTTGTTGAAAAGGGATTAACTCTTGATGATATAGATGAACTTGGATTGGGTAGTACTCTGAATGTAATAGCTGCTGAAGGATTGGTTGAGGTAGTTACTGTTTCGACCGCAACCGTTAGCAAAATGAAATCAGTATTTGAAAAAGCAATAGAACAGGGATTGAAGCAAGATGATATAGCTGATCTTTTAGTGCAAGAGGCAGAGGCTGGTTATCCGAAATGGAAAGCTAAAAGGATAGCACAAACAGAAACTACAAGAGCATTTAACGCTGGTACATTAAAAGGGTATCAAAAATCTACCGTGGTTGGGAAAAAACATTGGGTGCCTTATGTAACTTCGGGACATAGGGAAACGCATAGTGGTGTTGCTTCTGTTCCTGTAAATGAAAGATTTACGGTAGGAAGTAGTCAATTAATGTATCCGGGTGATCCTGAAGGACAACCAGAGGATGTTGTGAATTGTGTTCCGGGTAATACTAATGTTTTTTCTTTTGCTAATGTGGAAAAAGCAATGAAAAGATGGTATGATGGTGAATTAGTAACTATTAGAACCTCTACAGGGTGTGAACTTACCGCTTCCCCGAATCATCCTGTATTTACCCTTGATGGTTGGATGTCTATTAAGTCTCTTGTAAAGGGAAGCAACATAGTCTGCTGTTTTCTCACAGAGAAAATGCCTTTTAGTAATCCAAATATAGACAACAGTCCATCCTCTATTGATAAGGTATTCAGTTCTTTTTCTATGCAACCTCAAAGGATTGTCGGCTTGGACATGGATTTCCACGGCGATGGGAAAGCAAGCAACGTCGATGTTGTATTTGCCAACAGCTTGTTGGAGAGTACAGGTGATGCCTCTACTTTCCATCCAACTTTTGAAAAGGGCTTCTCCCCCACCTTGTCTTCCGCAAGAACTTTGCAATCCTTTGGCTCTTTTGCTAAGATCACGGGGGCTTCTTTTCACCCCCCTAACAGCACTGTGGGCTTTGTTAGTAATGAATTGTCTGTATTCGGGGGTGGAATTAGCAAATCTGTTGCAGGCAGCGCTGCTGCAATTTCTGATAGTAATGTTTGCATTGATGAGTCTACTTCTGATTGTGCTTCTGTCAACATTCAATCTTTTTGCAATAGATTGCTCGGATTCTCCAGAGGTATAACTGTTGATAATATTGTTGATGTCAAGGTTCAATCTTTTCATGGTTTCCTCTATAATCTTGAAACGGGTAATGGTTGGTATATTGCTAATGATAATAATATAACAAACCACACTTACAATGTAAAGGGAATTATTACTCATAATTGCAAGTGCGGAATGATGCCAGAAATAACTATAGAGAGGGCCACTTAATGAAACGTAGACCAAAAAAGAGATTTAATTTAGAGATTCGTAAATTAGATGTAAGTAAGCCATTTTCAAGATTGTCTAAGCGAACTGATACTTTAGGAAATATATCTACTTATGATATATCTGAAGCTATTGATTCTGCTATTAGACCAACTAATGACCATACTTTTAATAAATGGATAGCTGATTTATTCCCTGTTAATTATCCTCATGGGCATGTTGTAATAGAGGATAGGATAGATGATGAAAGCAAATATAAGCTGTATGAATATAGAATTGAAAATGGTATTGCTATTTTATCTTCGGATTTTGTAGAACTTGCTGATACTTACATAAGAAAAAGATTTGATTTTAATATAGGTAAAGCTGAAGCTTGGGTTTGCGAATGTGTGGATTGTGGTCATACACTCAAAACTGTGGAACATTGCAACACATTAAAATGTTCTGAATGTGGTGGGGAAATGAGAAGAGAAGCAAGACCCGGTATTGGCAAGAGTATGGATTTTCAAACTATTAATAAGAAATTTGAATTTACCTCATCTATTATTGATGAAACAGAAGATATTGCTGGAATACATTTTGAAAAAGGAGAGGAACTTAGATACGTAATGGGAGTTGTACTTGAACCTGAAACAATTGATGCCACCAAGACAGATAAATCCATTGGTGACATATATTCAGAAGAGGAGGTTAGAAAAGCAGCACATCATTTCATGTTAAATTATTCTGGT